GCGGCAATGTAATGCTTGCCTTCGTCGCTGGTTGCCCATGACGAGACAAACTCGTTCAGTTCCTTATCACCGATGATGGCCTTCCGAGCATCCCCATCGGTAATAATCTTCGCCTGAGAACCTAGCATTGCCTTCACAGCGGGTAGGAACTGATTAGCAACCCCTGCTTTAACCAATGCGTCTGTCAACCCGTTATCTAGAAGAAGTTTCTGGGTAAAGCCTGATTCAGATGCCAAAGCGTCCTGCGCTTGCTTCAGCAACTTTGCCTGTTCCTTGCTGGACTTCTGTGCTGATCCTAAATCGACCTCTAATGCGTCAATCTTGGACTGCAATCTGTCCAGTTCAGCAGGATCAATTGCTTTGCCCTTTCGTGCTTCCTTGAGTTCGGCTAGAAGCTCCTGATTCTTCTTTGCTAAACCGCCAGTCGCGGCTTCGATGGCCTCGTCAATCTTGGCCTTCAATTCTTCTTCGCTGATATCCATCTATACCTCTGGTGTTGATGGTGTCCCTCTGGGACGGGGTTGAGTTACTCAGTAACCTACGGATATGCAAACAGATTTATAAATCCGTGTCAAATACCGGCTTTTTTGAATGCCGTTGCATCCTTTGATCGTAATTGCTTGAGGGTATATTCCTTGCCTGATTGATCGACAAACCGATCTAGGGCCATACCCTCTCTAAACAGTTTTGCTCTGTTAGGCCCAAGAACTTCATCTTGAAATGCGGCTGGCTTTTTCTTTAGCCAAGATTGGTATGTTTCTGCTTCAGGAACTTGTCCATCCATTGATGCTCTGGTTCCTGCCGGGGCTTCGTCGAGATTGATCCCGAGTTCTTTCCATGACTTGAGAACAGGAGTTGTGGAACTTCTGCACCGAAAATGCGCTGGTGGTCTAGGCCCAGAATCAACAGGGTATATAGTTCCATCCCGTGACTGGCATATTGGAGTTGTCCTTGCATCCAGCGTAGAAATCCATTGCACCCCTTTGATAAGGTCATCATTTGCCCCGTAAAAAGTCTGTCTTGCCTCGTTTGCCGTATGAGCAACCGCAGTTGAAACCAATGCTTGTGCTTGCCTCATGTTCAAGGCAGTCACGCCATCCGTATAGTTCAGAGCCTTGGTTCCAATTACTCGTTTAGTGATCTGGCCGTAAGATTCACCTTCGACAATTCCCATTCGTACCGCATCGCGTATTCTGGTGTAGCTGTCTTCGTCTAGCTTTTGGATCCATTCCTTGAGCAATTTCCCTTCAAATGGCTTTGATTCAACGGCCGCAATCAGGGTTTCTGCTGATGGCGTAACCATGTTGAGTTCAACAGGCGTTGACTCTCTGATGACTTGCTCTTGATGGTTGGCTTCGTATTCAGCCAGTTCTGACAACTCACCGGCAAGATCGTGTCCTGCTTCTTCCCATGATGCGCTGATAATGTTTCGGATGCCCTGAAGCCTTGCGTCAACTTCGTCAACGCTCATGCCTGATTCAAGATCAAACAGTTGCTTGGTCAGGTCTTTGTCGGCCTTACCTAGAACTTTTAGGATCCGGGAAACGACACCAGACTCATAGCGCAAGAGGTAAATCTGATGCGCTATGGCCCTGTCTCTGATTTCGTCGTTTGCGGTCATGCGCTAGTGGGCATTCCCGGAGGAGTCATGTCGATGCGTTCTTTTTCGTCCATGAATGAAACACCGGGGGTAATCAAATCGCCTTTGACCAGATTATCAAAAAGAGTTTCGTGGCTGATGGCTCCTGCTTGCCATGACTTCACCAGTTCAGCTACGTCCTGATAGGTCATGCTGTTGGGAAGGTAATCGCGATTTACCTCTAGACGAACGTCTCCTGCAATCCCTGCCCATGCCGCCATCCACTCAAGGCAATGCGTGATTCCAATGCTGATTGATTGCGCCATTGAAGCAAGAACTGAGTTTTCACCTGCACGATGAATAGCCGCTGTCTGGGCTGTTTCCTGTATGCGCTTTTCTGGAGCAAGGATTCTGGCCCCCAGCGTAGCCATCATGGATTCCTTAGACTTTAACGCTTCCCTGAGTTCTTGGAGTCCTTGCCCTGAGAATTCCAGATAGAAGGCCTTGGCGGCTGGGTCAGGCAAAATCCAAGCTGTTCCTGATCCAATCCGAAAAGACGTGGTGTCATCTGGATAGAATCCTGTGACAACAGGAGTTGGAAGCCCTGTAAAGTGAAGTCCGTGTTCGTAGTCTGCCGTGGTTCGATAGTGGGACAAGTTGACATCAACAAGGTCAAGGAGAGGAGGCTTGTCAACACATGGGGTATTGTCCCTGACCCCAAAGAATTCAAACGGGATTCTGGCAATCGGTCTGCCTTGGGACTGAGGATAGATTTCAGATTCAACATACCAATCCCCCTTGTCGTTCTTCCTAAACACCCGCTGACGGTAGATTCCTTCTGGCAAATCAAGAACACGGTACTGTTCTTCGCATTCAGATTTGAACTCGTCCTCTGCGACTTCGTATTCTTCTTCAATCACAACCATCGTTAGGACTTCTGAACCCGCAATGCGCTGGGTTTTCCAGTTGATGATGGATTCAGCATCGTAGAGCCTCATATAAGGCCGCATACCAAGTGCTTGAGCCCGTGCCACGGTCAAGGCATCTGCCATCGGAGGATGATCCACAAGGACACCACAGCGTCCGATCTTGACCACTTCCTCTGCAATCATCTCTGCAAACTGGTGCAGAGAAACACCAGACATAGATACGTCAGCAATCAATGATTCCATGCCAGCCGGTGACTCAATCACAGGTGGCTTTAGAAACATCAGGCCGGTAAGCCCATCGATGGTGCGCTGAGTAGCGTTATAGAACAATGCTCTATTCTTGTAGGCTTTGTATTCTTCGTCGGTTTGCCCTGACAGCCGAGGCAGATATTTGATGCCGTATTCGTGAATCTCATCCTGACCTTCGGCGGCGTGTTCGCACCGTTCCCATTGGTCATAGTGTTCCGAATATTCTTCGTGCTGTGTGTCTACGGCCATATTAGATACCTATCACTCGCGCAAATTGCGGCCTGCTTGTCTGAATAGGATAGCGATATACCACAAAATAACCCGCCCCGTCATTGATGTGATCAAAACCAGATGCCTTGTCTGGCTCTCCGCTCTTGCTATACGCTTGTTTTTCCAAGGCTTCAGCTAATGACGGGCATTTGTCCACATTGACTTTATATCGCCGCTCTTCCAGCATTTTGTTCATGGACAAAACGCGATCTTTAACGGCAGGGTTGCGCCCATCAACGCAAACCTGGAATCCGGCGGCGCGTAGCAAAGCATGGTCAGACACTGAAGCGTTATTGGTTTTGCGTGAAGATCCGCTGGCGTCTGGATAGATCATGATGTGATGCCCTTCGTAGCGCTCTTTGATGATCCTTATCACGTCTGGCGTGTCGAATGCTTTGACAATTTCATCCACAACGTAAGGCTCATCATTTCGAATGATGTGAATTGCGGCGGCCATGTTGGTGACGTTGAAATCCATCCCAATATGTAATGGTTCCTTTGGCCTTGGAGTTGCATCGGTTGCATTTAGTCTGCGATCAAATGCCGGATAAACTGATCCAGTGTTGAGATTGACGAACTGCCCGTCCAGATAGGCCGCAAGCTGTGCGCTTGAGTAACTGGCTTTAAGCTGCTCAATGTAACCGGCTGGAAGATATGGATTGCTTGATGTCGGAGCCCTAATTAGCTCATAGCCTGGTCTAAGCGTTTTTCCAAACATCTCATACATCCATGAAAATCCTTCTGGCGTTGATACAGCTCCAAGCGTATTCGGTGCGCCGTCTGGCTTCTTTTGACGGCATCGGCCAAGCATCTTAATCCAAACATCGGCAGCCTGATCCTGTCTAAGCGTATCCGCTTCGTCAATGATGCCGTCAGCAATTTCAAAACCTACCAACCGAGACGGATTATCAGCCGACCGAAAAATGATCTGACTTTCATTCTCCAGTGTCATGATGCTGTCTGATTTGTTGAGCTTGTACCGAACACCCCATTCGGTTAGTAAATCCTCAAACCGTGGCCATGCAATCAATCTGACAAGATCAAATGTCGGCTCGACAAAGCCAAAATCCATTTTCGGGTATTGCAGCGCCTTGACAGCAATCCTGATGACAGCGGCCTGTGACTTTCCCGCACCGTAGCCCGCCACCATGCCAGGATGGATAGCCTCTGAAAAAACAAACCGCTCTTGCGGATTAGTGAGGACCAGTCTTATCCGATTGATATTCGGCTTCAATGGGCGGCCTTTCGATAGCAAAGTGATAACCAGCGGTCACGGCAACTTCGCCAGTTTGTTCGACGCGGGAAAGTTTGGGCGCAGCGTATTCTGCCAATTTTGCAAGGATGTCGAGCGCTTTGTAAGGATCAGTTTCGGCAACCTTGTTGAGCCAAGTTGACACGTTGTCGGCGTTATCTTGAAGAAGTTGATTGATAGTCTCTCTAAATTCGCGGGTTGCATGGTTAAGAGCGCCTTTGGGCCTTCCTTTGCCCATGTTACTTAAATTGCCTGTATCTCTCTGTATTTTAGAGTCTTGATCTTCTGTTGACTTCATCCCATTCCTCCGGAGTTGCATCATCAATAGATTCTTTGACAAATAATCCGTTAATCATCTTGCCTTTTCGGTCTTTGATTTCCTGCCATGCCGCTTCGATACATTCATCTATGCTCATATTCCACATATGCGCCTGGATAACGAGCGTGACAAATATATCGCCAATGGCATCCATTGTCGATGTTATCTGCGCGTCATTAATGGCATCAAATAATTCGTCTAGTTCTTCCTGCGTCTTATCGGCTTGACGTTTTCGGCTTGATCCGTGAACTGGATCGAATATCCCTCTGGCTTTTGCCCATTCAATAATGTCTTGCTCTCTGTGCATTCAATAGCTCCATTGTTTGTTGTCTGATGCTGGCGATTGTATCCGCGTCAAGATCCTTGCGCCATCGTTCGATCCATCCTTTGCGCTGATCATTTGATGGCAGCGTAGTCAAAAAACGTGCTCGGCAGGAAGTGCAATGCCAGTTGTATTCGTAAATCGAAGGTTTACCTGTTTTTTTTATAGGTTGCACTGGCTGTATCCCTTATGCGGCGTGGCTTTCAGAGATTTTAGTGCAACCAGTGCATCTGAAACACGTTTTCTACTATGTATTTTTTTACGCGCATATCGCGTGTGTTGTAGTCTCTTTTTTTATTTATAGTCTTTTATCTATATAGGTTACACTGGTTACACTATAGATAGAAAGGTCAGCAAAATCAGCAAGTTAAGGCAGTGCAACCTAAAAATCAGGTTGCACTGAGGTTGCCCTGTTTTTTGGCGCTTTGACTAGGCTGAGGCCATTTGACCGTTTACGCTGGTTCCTATTGCGCTTTCCAATGTAGCCACCAGCCGCTGTTGCATCAGATCGCGTTGGTCGATCAATGCCGACGCTGATGAGGATGTCTGTGACGGTTTTCCATTCCCAGAGCGACTCTGGGTCGTCCCAAGCAAGGCGCGTATCAATACGCTCGGCAATCGGATCAATGGACGTAAATTGCTCGTTGTGCGCGTTTAGTAAATCCATTTCTTCGGCGGTGAGAAAATAAGATTCTCCTTCCCTGTAATAATGAAGTACCTCAGCCCAAAGCTGCTGCATATCAATATCGTGCGTATGTTTAATGGTGGCTGCTTCAATAGTCCAGAATCGTCTATTGCCTGTAGGGTCATTCAAAAATTGCTTTGGATTGACTGACCCAAAAAATACAGTGCGCCTTGCGTAGTGAGATTTCTTTCTAGCATAAGCTCGCCTCAATACGTCTGACTTATTCGTGATGAACGCCTTGAGAGCCGCAATATCGGACTTTCTAAAGGTTGAATCTAACTCGCCTAGCTCTACCATCCAGAACGAGCAGGCTTGCTCTACAGAGTCCTTATCATCAGGCCGCAGCATCATGCCTTCCTTTAGGAGCTCAAGTTCTTCTGGGACCAATGATTTAAACCATTTAGTCTTGCCAAGATATTGTTCACCTTGAATAACAAGAATGCCTGGAGCGGCCACGCCTGTCGGTGAGAATGCGGCGGCTACAGCCGATAAAAGCCATCGACGAATAAGAATCTCTTTGAGGTCATTGTCTTGATTGTTGACACAAGTGATGGTTTCAAACAAATCAACAATTCGAACAACGCCATCCCATGCTTTTGACTCAATCCATGTTGCTACTGGGTTGTAGAGATTTTGATCGGCAATGAACGTCAGAAACTCCGGCACTTTGGCGGTGGGATAGCCAAATCGTGAGCATTCCGAGATGATCCACGCAAGACTTGCATTGTCCTTGTTATCAACGCTGAAAGATTTGCCTGGGATAAGGATCTCATCATCCTTGCTGATGACGTTGTAGCGGACATTAATGCCTAGCCTGTCGATAATCTGTTTTAGATTCTCAATGTGCGCTAAAGGCTTTCCTTTGTCATTGCAATGCTTTAGAGGCTCCCAATAGTTTGTGACGATCTCAGGAGCAATGATGGTTGGATCGGCTTGCACTGGCTCGACGTATTCCCACAAAGGAGCCGCTTTGCAGATGTTGACTAGGGTTTCCTTGGCTCCTCCCGCATTCAACCAATCTGATACATCGCCTTTTTCTGGCAAATCAGGCAGCTCAATGATGCGGATGGAGGTCGCTACATTGCGTAGCTTGCAGGCCACCATGTAGGCGTGATCGGCTCCGGCCTTGTCATTGTCTGGCAAAATAATGACGACGCGGTTTCTGAAATATGGCACAAGATCGTCTGGAAACTTTCCTGCGCCGCCGCTGTTGCACGTTGCGGTTAGGCCAAGCGCACGAAGAGCATCAACGTCTTTTTCGCCTTCTACGATAAGTACGGTGTTCTGTTGCGATAACATTTCAGGCAACCGATACGGAATCGGTTTGATGCCCTTAATGCTCCAGGAGCCGTCTCCAGCTCGCTGTTTAAAGGTTTTTGGATTGTCGTAACGGAGGACTTGATACTTTAGCTCCCCATGCTCATCGACGTAGTTATATGTCGCCGTAAGCGTTCCGTTACGTTTTGATGGAATAGGTTTTGACTCTGGCTTGATGCCGACGGACTCTAGCCATTTGATGGCTTCCGCAATAGATCCGCCTCGAATGTGTGTAATAAGATCCAATGGACCGCCGCCTGTCTCAGCTTCATGGTCATACCATCGGCCTTCGTCAAGATCGATTGACTTAGAGCCATTGGTCCCAAACCTGAGCCTTTGGCCATTGTTTTTTGAATCTGTCGGTCTGTCGCCTAAAAGTTCCCGAACGATCTCCGGGAAGTATTGATTAAATTCACTCATCGTCCGTCCTGATGAACCGTCGAAGGATTGCCCCAGCCCGGACGGTGACGGGTTTTCGGTAGCGAACCTAGGGGCGTTGTTATTTTACTCTATAAGAGCAAGCGCCTCTTCAACACTCCTCGCCACTCCTGCAATTCCTCCGCAATATTGCACTCGCCAAATAAAGTTTTCCTGTTCTTTGGTTAGCCGTCCTGTTTTGGTTTTAACCTCAACGGCAAGAAATGATCCATCTGGCGCAATGCCTATAATATCGCTTGACCCTCTGCACAATCCAAACTGAACCGGCCTGCCGTACTTGTCTGGCAATGCGCCGGTATTATTGCGCCAAACCATGCAACCGGCCTCCGATAAGGCCAACATGATCTCGTGCATGAGGGATTGTTCAGTCATTTCGGTTTTGGCTCCCCTTTCGGAAGAATCATTCCAGGCGATTCAAGTAGGTTTGGCTTGAGGTAATAAGAAACACCTCTAGCTTTGCACTGACGCACAACATCCCATACCCATTCAAAATCGACGGCCTTTTCCGGGACGTAGCCTTCAGGTTGATTAGTTGCGGTTTGAGCACCAATCACCACCAGATCGCACCATGACAAATCATTAAATGTAATCGGCTCAAGCATCGGCTCCAAAGAGATCCACTTAACACCAGTAGTTTCAAAGGACTTCATCTCGCGTTCAACACGATCAACATCTGCCTGCTTGATAACGGACGCACCAAACCATGCTTTTGGTAGTCCCTCCAGCATCTTGTACCGATTAGGCCACTTGGTAAGAAACAAATATTCCCACTCTGGATTATCCATGCAGGCTTCAAATATCCGATGAATCCATTCATCGGGGACCCACTTACCGAATACGTCAGCCATCGAGCCAACAAATACACGCCCGTCGGATGGGTTATCGCTTTTCGGCACTTTGGTGTTCCTTGGAGCTTTCAGCCGGTATTCATAAAATGCCGGTTCAAATCCAAATGGATAATTACCTGCCATCTGGCCATTGTGAGTGATGGCTCGCGCATAACAAAAGTCGCAACCATGTAAACATCCAGCGATCGGGTTCCACGTCCATGATGCCCATTCGACATTGTCATTGGTGCTATTGAATTTTGTTTTTTGCGGTCTTGGTATTTCTTTAACCTTGCCATCTACTGTTATCACAGGAACCATTTCGCGCTGTGGTTTTGATTCTGGTGATGGCGCGTTAGCTTTAATTGTGGCTGATGCAGCCTCAACCTTTGCCATCGCCTCTTTAACCGCCATCTCGCCATTAATCACCGCCTCCTTCAGCTCAGGAGCCTTGTCGAGCGTCTTGGCTTCGGATTCCCATCTCTCGATGGTCGGCTTGCTGACTCCGATCTCGGAAGCGTATTGTTTGGCGGATGGAATAACTCCATCAAATGATGGAGTTTTTGGCCTTCCCTCTGGCTTCACTCCTCTCATCTCCCTCAGCTTCAAGTAGAGCACTTTCCTTTCGTCTGGGCTCATGTGACGGCGGTGCAGATTGAGTCGCATCACATAGCCAGGATAGTCGGCAGCATAGGCTTCGCCTAGCGTAGTGAACCGCTCTGTGGCGCCAGTGACAAGCAATGCCCGCAGACGGTTACGGCCATCAAGCAAATAACCATCATGCGTCAGCACCACCGGGATCTCTAATCCCTGATTCCCGATAGAGTCGCACAAGTCCTGAAATTCCTGTCCTGTAATCAACGGGAATAGGTCGGCGGCTGGATGAACGCCAGCCAGATTGTAGGCTTCGACGCATTCTTCAATTGTCGGTTCTTCATACATTAGAAAGCTCCTTCTTTGTCTTAAACAAAGCGTGAACCAAATTGGCAAAAGCATTGGTCTCGGTCTTGAACCATGCGCCAACGACTTCGTATTCAGAATCCTTGAACGCCTGAGCAAATGCTTTTTCTGTTTGCGTTCGCCATTTGTCCGGCTGATTGACTAGATAGGCCCATTGCGCGGCGTCCCCCTTAAGCGTGACCAAATAAGCGTCATGCCACCATTGCAGCAACGCAAGCTGCGCATTGAGGTGGTCATACCACACGTTCCTTTGCTCTTGCGGCAGCCTCTTAAGGCCACCCACATTGCAACCTAGCGTTGAAAATACGGTGGTTAATTGCGGGGCATACCGAAGCGCATCAGGCAGCGCCCAATCGTTGATGGTATTTGGGTCATTGGAAACAAATAGAACTGAGTCCTTGTCCCAAATAGGGATCATATTGTGCGAGTCCCCATGAACGACATTTCGATGCGGAATGGCTAGCTTAAGGGTTTCTATTGAACCCGGTGTCTTCTCGTAAAAAACCGATCCCGTCCTAATGCCTTTTGATTCTAGCCATAACAAATGCCGATCAATAATCCCCGGACTTGTGGCTGTGCTGAATTCACTTGATACCCCATCGCCAGCAGTGCAATCTACAACTGCAAATGTTCTATCTTTGAATTTGATCGAATGAACGCCAGCGGTCATACCTAGAATTCGATCCAAAGCGCTATGTTTTCCAGGTGTACGGTGTGACTTACCCACTCCACCTTCAATTTTTGCCATTTCTAACTCCAATAAAAAAGCCGTCTCACTTTCTCCAGTAGCAATTGGGCGAGTGAACCCTCGGAGTTAGTAAAACGGCTTTCCTAAAAGTACTCATATCAGGCTTGCTACAGCCCAAACCAATTATATCACCGTTGAAGCATCTCCCTCAGCGACTCAGCCCTTGCTGTTGCCTCACTTGTGCCATCGGCCATTTTGATAGCAACCCGCTCCAAAAACGACTCCAATTGCTCAAGCGTTGCCATCGGATAAGCATTTGTTAGCCATAGCTCATCATCATACGCGCTCATAAATACTGCCTCGCTTCCGTAAACATGGCGGGTGTATGCTTTGTTCGCATCCGTGCGGCGTAGGTCATTACCGCCCATTCAGCGGGCTTGCTTAGTCCGCGCCGTTTACCAAGTTCAACCAAGTCCCTAAGCGTTCGAGCTTGCGCCTGCTCTTTCTTTTTGGCTCGTCTGGCCGCTTCAATGTCGATGGCTTGAAGCTCGCCATCTTGGTACTGAATCTCTCGGTTCTCAGTAAGCAATGATTCTGAGCAAACCGGGCACTCTTTCGGTCCAGGCCTAAATACTGCATAGCATTTTGGACACTGCTTGATCGTTGGTTTGTCATTATTTGAGGAGCGATTTTTCTTAGGATCGGGATTCAGGCTCCATTCACGCTCATCATCAGGCAGCCCATGCCTTTGCCAATTGCCAACGTGATCCAGAATAATCAACGCAGGCTTTCCATCTGCCGGTCTAAATCCGCGCCCGTTGCCCTGCATCCAGATAATCAATGATGCTGTTGGTCTGAGCCATTGAACCGACTCAATTGCAGGAACGTCTACGCCCTCGATCAGCAGCTCCACGTTAGTCAGAACTTTGGTTTCTCCTGACGCTATCCTCGAAAGTATGGCCTGCCTCTCATTTGACGGCGTTGTGCCGTCCATATGCTCGGCTTTGATGCCTTTTGCGTTATACGCCTCGCAAACGTGTTCGGCGTGCTTGATTGTGGCGCACATGACCACGCAGCGTTTGCCATTGGCATATTTCAAATAATGCTCAACCGCATCGCCGGTGACGGTTGGCCTATCCATGATCTTCTCAAGGTCATTGGCTGCATAATCGCCCATGCGCTCTTTAATGCCTTCCATGCTGACCTTGGTTTCTGTTCCGTAGAGGCGATAAGGACAGAGATATCCAGACTGAATGAGATCTCCTACCGATGGCCCGATCACCATATCTTCAAAAACGTCTGCCAATCCTTTGCCGTCAGTGCGCTGTGGCGTTGCCGTAAGGCCCACAATAAGCGCCTTTGGATAGGCTTCGATAATCGTTCGATAAGTGTTTGCCGCTGCTCGATGCGCCTCATCAATGATGATGAGTCCAGGCTCCTGTATCCGATCCAGTCGCCGAACAAGCGTTTGCACCGATGCCACCTGTACCGGCGTTCGCGTCATGGTCTTACCGGCGCAAATGACGCCATGCTGTAGCTTCTGGGCCCAAAGCGCACGACTGGTCTGAGTTAATAGCGTGTCACGATGAACGCAAAACATGGAGCTGATGCCCTTGGATGCCGCCGTTGCCATCATGTGAACCGTCAGCGCAGTTTTACCCGCGCCTGTTGGGGCCACCATCAAAACGGATTTGTGGGAATGAAGGGATTGGCGGGCGGCTGCTATAAGGTTGTTTTGATAGGGTCTTAACTGCATAAAAACCCCCACTGATCGGCCATAGCTTGGGCCACGCCGGGAAATGTAGCAGACCTGACCTTGCCTGATTTGTTATCTGAATACCATCGCGGCAAGCGTTTTCCTGTTGGCGAAATATAAAACTCACCTTTATTAACGATTTTTGTGGGCTGCAATGGTTCTAGCCCCTTGAGCCACAGGCAAGTGGTTTTTTGAAATGAATCGCCAAATTGCCAAGGTTGAATAATTTGATCGGGTTTGCGCCATAGTTTTGACATGATGCCCACAGGATTCTCGATAGCAATACGAGGAATTTGCGCTTTGGCTAGACACATAAAAAACGATGCGCCCGCATGTTGCCGTCCATCCATGCGTTTTCTTTCAAAATGTTTTGCGCCAGATACAGCCAAGTGCGTACATGGAGGGAACGCAATCATCATGTCCCAAGGGTAATCAAGAACATCAAACACGCTGCCCGCATAGTGTGGCCCCGGAGATTCTGTGGGTAACAAATCGCAACTCATGGCCTCATGCCCCCCCCCTAATGAACGCATCGCGTACCGCGCCGCTATATTCGCAAGCGATTAGAACGCGCATCACCCCTCCAAATACTCAATCAACCTCCGCACCGTGTCATGCGAGGGATTTGGTGTTTTGCCTGTCATCACATTGTGAATTGCCTGCCTACTTAGTCCAGTAGCCATTGCCACCATGCTCAAGCGCCTGTCTTTGAGCTTTTCCTTGATTTCATCAATCGTCATCATCTGTAGTGCCTCCGTTTAAAACTATTGACACCATAACATCGACGCTTTACAGTTTCAACCACTGGCAAATGTTGCCAGCTTTTTACAGGAGTCTTTTATGATTACCCTTGACTTGTCCAACAAGGACTACCACGCGCATCCCGCGATCTCAAAATCTGGTCTTGATTTGATCGCTCGATCACCTGCTCATTATCGTTACCGTGCACCTAAAGAACCATCACGAGCGATGGAGATTGGGACTGCAATTCATGCCGCACTGCTTGAGCCGCACCGTTATGCGGCTGAATACGTCATTGTGGACTGTGAAGCCAGGACTGCATCTGTTTATAAGGAAGCCGTCAAAGTGCATGGCTCTGAACGTGTTCTGACGCGCTCTGAGGCTGACAAGATCGCAGGAATGTCTGAATCCGTTCTTGGCAACATTCACGCGCAAACCATCCTCAAAGAGGCTGACACGGAAGTTTCGATTATCACCAAAGATCCAGTGACTGGAGTTGACGTTAAGGCTCGCTTTGACGTGTTGCAATCCATGCGCTCACTAGACCTTAAAAAGACGCAAGATGTGCGCCCTGATGCGTTTGCAAAGTCCATTGCAAACTACCGTTACATGGTGCAAGCGGCTTTCTACTCTGACGTTTTTGAGTGGGAAACCGGCGACAAGCTAGACGCTTTTGGGTTTCTTTGTGTTGAGGAAGAAATGCCGCACGCATCTGCTATTTATGTGCTAGATGATGATGCGCTTGAGTACGGTCGCAAATTGTATCGACGTGACCTCAATCTGTACGCGGATTGCTTGGTCGCTGACGTATGGCCATCTATTGATACGTCACCGCAAGTCTTGAGCTTGCCGAACTGGGTCTACAAGGAGGTGCTGTGATGCGACGCGCAAAATTAGAAACAACCGACTTTTGCAGGCAAATGCTAGAAGGCGCTAAAGCCGTTGATACATTGTCTTTGTCAATTGATGACATACGCGCCATTGCTGGGGCGTTAGGGTCATTTACAGCGCTAATTGATCAATACGAACAGATTTATGCCATTGCCTATCCCTATAGCACAAAGATTGTTGAGGAGGATGACGCATGAACGCTATTGTGCAAGTGCGCCAACAATTAATGGCTATGGCTCCAGAGCTTGCTAAAGTTCTGCCTGATCATGTGACACCTGAGAAATTTGAGCGGGTAACTTTGACAGCCTTACAGCGTAGCCCTGACCTCTTGGCTTGCGACAGAAAATCACTGTTTGAATCTGTCATGCAATGCGCCCAGGATGGCTTGATTCCCGATGGACGCGAAGCCGCGCTGACCAAGTTTGGTCAGAAAGTAGCCTATATGCCTATGGTTGCCGGGATATTAAAGAAAGTCCGTCAATCTGGTGAGCTTGCAACCATCACCGCGCAGATGGTTTACCAGATGGATGAGTTTGATTATTGGATTGATGACGATGGCGAGCATCTCAAGCATAAGCCTGAAATGATCCGGGAAGCCGGTGAGCCATTGGCTGTCTATGCAATGGCCCGAACTAAGGACGGCGGCGTCTATATTGAAGTCCTTCGCATGGCCGAGGTGCAAAAAATCCGATCCGTATCCAGAGGAGCAAACAATGGTCCGTGGGCACAATGGGCTGATCAAATGGCAAAAAAATCAGCCATTCGACGATTGGCAAAACGCTTGCCCATGTCAACTGACTTAGAAACTGTGATACAGCGAGATGACCAGTTTTATCCGTATCAGGAACGTCAGGTTGATCAGGCTAATAAAGCCGTATCAGCGCTGACGGCTATAGCGCAAGATGAGCTTGAAATCGCCGAAGAGCAACCAATAATTGAAACCACAACCACAACTAATGAGGGTATTTTCTGATGGCTAAAAAACTCTACGATCTTGCAGTCAAGACCGGAACCTACAATGCAGGAGGCCAGGAAAAAGGTCGCTATGAAAATGTCGGCGCAGTCATGCAGTCCGATGATGGTGGCAAATTTTTGATGCTGAAGCGAACATTTAATATCGCCGGTGTGCCTGATTTTAATGGTCGCAACAGCGATTCTGTTTTGGTGTCCATGTTCCCGCCGAAGGATGGCGAGCAGCAGACTCAACAACAGGCAGCTCCTGCGCGTCAAGCGCCGCAACAGCAACAGGGATATGTAGACGATATTCCTTTTTAGAATCTGAGTTCCTAACTTGCCCCGGTTTAACCGCCGGGGATTTTTTTGTGCCGATTACAGGAGATAGGCATGGAATACGATCAATTTGTGGCTAACAAGCGCCGCACCGAGGTTGCCACCGGCCATGCGCCAGGTGCGCTTAATTCAAATCTTTTTGACTTTCAGCAAGCTATCGTAGCTTGGGCCGTTCGCCGTGGACGTGCCGCAATCTTTGCTGATACCGGGCTCGGTAAAACGCTGATGCAGTTGTCGTGGGCTGATGAGGTTGTGCGGCATACATCTGGGCGGGTTTTGATTTTGGCTCCGCTAGCCGTATCTGAGCAGACAATTAGAGAAGGGCATTTATTCGGCATTCACATCGAAAAGTATCAAGATCAGGATTCGATGGGCGTATTTATTACGAACTATGAGCGCATGGATCACGCGCTAGAACAGGAATGGCATGGCATTGTTTTGGATGAGTCATCTATCCTTAAGGCGCATGACGGCAAGACCCGCACCAAACTAATTGATCTATGTCAGGCCATACCTTATCGGCTGTCATGTACGGCAACGCCATCACCAAATGATTTCGAGGAGCTGGGAAATCAATGCGAGTTCTTGGGCGTGATGACGCGCACTGATATGCTTGCAACGTATTTTGTCAATGATACTGGCGACACAGGGACATGGCGACTTAAGGGATGGGGGGCCTCAAAGTTCTGGGAATGGATGGGATCGTGGGCTGTAGTTCTTCGCAATCCTTCAGATATTGGTTTTGATGGATCTCGATATCTTTTGCCTGATCCGGTTTACACAGAGCATATGGTGGAGATAGAGGACCACTCAGGCGATTTATTTGCCAAGCCCGCAATGACCCTAACGGAGCGCAGAAAAGCCCAGCGTGATTCGTTAGAGGCCAGATGCCGTGCATTGGCTGAAGTTGTCAATAAAAACAAAGATGAGCCGTGGCTAATTTGGTGTCACCTAAATGATGAGGCTGATTTGCTTCAATCTTTAATTCCCGGCTCCGTCAATGTGCAAGGCAGCGATTCACCAGAAAAAAAAGCCGCCAGAATGATGGATTTTTCAGATCGCAAATTGCGCGTATTGATTAGCAAGTCATCTATTTGCGGTTACGGCATGAACTGGCAACATTGCGCACGCATGGGTTTTGTAGGGCTTTCTGATTCGTTTGAGAAGTTCTATCAAGCCGTGCGTCGATGCTATCGATTTGGGCAAAAACGGAATGTTGAAGTGCATATCTTCACTTCAGAAACCGAAGGCCAGATACTCGAAAACATCAAGCGCAAGGAAGCCCAGCATCATCAATTGAGCGAAAGCATGATTGAGCATATGAGAGACATTATGAACGAAGAATTAAAAGGGCAGAGAAACATTGTGGATGCTTATCAAGAATTGAGACATGAGCGCGACCGTTATACGGTCCTGCTTGGTGATTGCGTCAAGCATTCAAGAAAAATGGAAGATAACAGCATTGATTATTCCGTATTTAGCCCACCGTTTGCTGATCTTTTTGTTTACTCCAATTCTGACCACGATATGGGCAACTGCTCTGATGATGCCGAGTTTGTGGCTCAATTGCGATACCTGATTGCCGAATTGTTCCGCATCATTAAGCCAGGCAGAAACGTATCGTTTCACTGCATGAACCTGCCGACCACCAAAATGCGCCAAGGCTATATTGGACTGCGTGATTTTCGCGGGGATCTGATACGCGCATTTCAGGATGCTGGATTCATTTACCATTCAGAAGTGTGTATTTGGAAAGATCCTGTAGTCGCCATGCAGCGCACAAAAGCGCTAGGGTTATTGCATAAGACCATTCGTGATAACGCATCCATGAGTCGCATGGGGTTGCCTGATTATGTTGTCACTATGCGTAAGACTGGAGATGCTGATCCTAGAGTGACGCATGGCGATAGTTTGCCAGTTCATCTTTGGCAGAAATACGCTAGCCCAATTTGGGATGACATCAATCAAGGACGAACGCTTAACAAAATGCCTGCTCGTGATGAAAGCGACGAAAAGCACATGTGCCCGCTTCAATTGGATGTGATTGAGCGGTGCATCCATCTTTGGACTAATCCTGATGATTTGGTGTTTTCGCCTTTTACTGGCATTGGCTCTGAAGGCTATTGCGCAGTCCGTATGGGCCGACGATTTATTGGAACTGAGCTCAAGCCACAATACTTTGATTTGGCTTGCCAAAATCTTGCCGAAGCCGCAGGAGCGCAACAGGCGGACTTATGGACCTGAAGCGATGCTCACATTGCAAACAAACTAAGCCAGTTTCTGAGTTCCACCGCAATCTTGCGCGTAAAAATTCTTATCAGTCATGGTGCAAGCCTTGCAAGGTCTTTGCAAACCGCTCGGCCAGGTTGCTCAGTCCGACAGCACCAGAACAGCCAAGAGTGATGCCTCAGTTCTGTGGTACGCGCTACAACGCAAAACTGACGGATGAGGACGTTAGACTAATTCGTGGGCTTTTTGATGATTTGTCCTGCGCTGAGATAGCCCGCAAGTTTGAAGTGGCTCGAACAACGATCAGCTCCATTAAGCATGGATATTCTTGGTATCGACTAAAATAATTGTCAACAGTTGTTTACAGGATGACAATAGTTGATTAAGATTCAATTGTGCTCAGTTTATGGCCCCGTTTCGCAAACCCAGATCGGGAGCGCGGACAAGAGCAGCGGGGCCACCCTTTTATTTGGAGAGATAAGATGACTAACCTTGGACCCAATACGCATCCAGGCTACTGCCCGGTCTGTTCAATAAAGGCAGACATCTGGAACGACACGCGCAATGCGTGGGAATGCACTTACTGCAACTGGATCGGCACAACGCCTGATCGTGAACCCAAACTAAAGAGAGAGGACTACGTCAATGAAATTTTTTGACCGCTTTGGAGCCTGGTTGATCAACACCAACGCCGGGATGATTTTCAGCATTCTCATCGCCTTGACCGGCGCAAGCATCACCGGATATAAAATTTTGACCGGCCCCAAGGCGGTTACCATCAGCGCCAGTGAATTTACCTGTGTGCAAGCCGAGCCGTGGGGTATCGCCACTCGTTGCACAGCATATGCGAGGGTTCGCTAACGAGCATTCTCACCATGACCATTAACGATTGCGAAGTCGATGTGGAGTTCACATTCTGGAAAGGTTATGAGGCCACTTGGGATGATCCCGGTTGCCCTGATGAAGCAGAGGTAAGCAAGGTCTGGTATCCATCCAACAGCAAGGATCAGGTCAACATCCTGCCTGTCATGCACGAAGATGACATTCAGGCGATCTACGATCACATTTATGACTCTTCAGGGCAAGACAATGATTAGAATCCTTAAGGTGCTACTGGTGATGGCCTCCATTGCTGGATACGCTTACGTCAGCAACCAAGATTTTGAAGATCAACAGAAAGCCGAGGCCGCATACAAATGAAATCACTCCGCGCAATCAGAATGGCAATCATCTATTGGCAGATCGACTGGCTAATTGCGCGGGTGAGTAAGTTGATAAACCGTAAGCGGGTATAGAGCGGTCAATCATCCCCGAGGCGCAACAGTACGGCGGGTCTCTCCACTCCTTTCTTGCTCGCAATGTGTGGGTGCGCCATTTTTCATACACAGGAATGCAATGGACTTTGAAGCAAAAATGACAGGGTTAATGATTATCGGGTTCATTCTGGTTATCGTCATTGAGTTTGTAGTGGGAAAGCACTACCTCAAAAACGATGACGAAGACTAAGGTCTGTTCAGCTTGCCTTGAATCAAAACCGCTTGATGATTTCGGTTGGAGGCTCAAAGGAGCCAGGAAGCCATACCAAGAAGCCAGATGCAAACCTTGCAGGGCGAAGGCCAACACAGAAATCAATCGACGGGCAAGGGAAGCTAAAGAACTAGCCGAATACGAAGAAACGGTTTGTCCTTGCGATCTTTGCTCCAAGCAAACCACTTGCCAAGTTGAGTGTGTGAGCTTTAAGTGTTGGAGCGAACACGGAATATGAGTTACGGCCCCCACCCTTTTAATTAAGGGCTGTAGGAGTACCGGGGGCCACCTTAAACAGAAGCATCTTTCCACCATATTTTGTGGGTTTCCAAATGGAAGGGTGCTTCCCTTTAGGATGAACAGGAGAGACAAGTGACAGACAAAGAATTGATGCTCAGAGCCTACAAAGCCTTGGGCGTATTTAACGAACGCAATCCTACCCAGACCGTTGAGAACATCCTCATGGAACTTGAGGAGCGCATCAGCGAGATCGAGGAGCAGAAGCAGTTCTACAAGATGAGCAAGGAATCGCGGGACAAGATGCGTCTAGCGGCCCAGGGCAACAAAAGCCAATGGAACCCTGCCTACGATGCGCCATACCTTGAAATCAAGGCCCTTGTCGCAAAAGGCGTATCTGTCGTTTGCGCTTGCAAAGCCACAGGAATGAGTTCTGACGCATATTACCGGCGCAGACGGATTGAACTTCACGGGAAAGACAGATGAACGCACCTAAGAAGATTTACTACGATGATTTTGCTGGAACCGTTAATCGTGAATGGATGGTTGGCGATACGGCCTACATCCGCGCCGACATTGTTGATGAGTTGGTGGAGGCGTTGGAAGCTATTGTTCGGTATGCAGGGAATAACGGGGATGACTATCTAGCAGATCAAGCCAGATTAGCTTTAACAAAGCTGGAGGAGAGCCATGACTGAACCAAAATTCACGCCGGGGCCTTGGTTTACTGACGATTACGGCTACATTTTTTCTGGTGAACGTAGGGACGCGCACATGATTGCCGAGGTTCGCGGGTGGGGATGGATTCAATACCTTCCAAACCCGGAACAAATCCAAGACGCCAACGCCCACCTAATCGCCGCCGCGCCGGAGCTTTATAAGGCTTTGGAATACTGCATTAAACAGATACCAGAGTTTGGGGATGTTCCGGGAATTAAAGCCGCACTCGCCAAGGCGCGGGGAGAGAGCCATGACTGACAAAGAACTCCTAGAACTCGCGGCGAAAGCGGCGGGGTACATTCCTGTTGGTGAATCCGAAGAAGGGAATTTTTTGGTCTCTATGGATGGGAACAAAACGTACGGTGTTTGGAACCCTTTAGATAGTGATGCTCAGGCGCTGAGGTTGGCGGTGAAGTTGGAAATTTATGCCATTGTTGCTGCTGATCTAGGCGTAGTAAGTGCAAGGATTAGAAACGGAGCGCGAATGTCATGGCGGGAAAACATTAACGACGACCCCTACGCCGCAACCCGCCGCGCCATTGTCCGAGCCGCCGCTGAAATTGGGAGGACGTTATGACTGATAGAGCGCGTGAGTTGTTGGGGATTGCGATTGAAGAATGGGATTCAGACCGTGATCTTTATGAGTTTCATAAAGTAATGGAAGAAATCCGCGCCTATCTTGCAGAGCCAGAGGCGAAGCGGAAAATACTGAGTGATGAGGAGATTTTTAACCTATACAACGAACATGAAGAAGAAACATCAGTCCATTCAACTATTTTTCATTTTAACGAGTTTGCTAGGGCTATAGAAGCAAGAGTTTTGCAACGAGAACCGTTAAAAAAAGAACAAATCGAGAAAGGATTTCAGGAAACGGGATACAGAGAAGGAGAGTCTAGGGGTAGATGTTTTGTTTTAGGCGTTCGCTTCGCAGAAAAGCACCACGGGATTGGAGGTTGGGATGAGTAGGGAATTGTTGCGACGGGTAGTAGATGCTTGGGACGATGACGAAGAAGTCAGATATGACAATCAAGAGCGTGAAGCATTGATGAATGAAATCCACGACTTCCTCTCCACCCCAGAGCCAACGCAGAATGAGGAGCCTGTGGCATGGATAAGCCATAACGGATTCAGATTCAACGCTGATATCGAACCGATTGAACATGGGGTAGAGGTTCCGCTCTTTCTCCACCCCGCCCCGCGCCCAGAGTTTGTGAGGTTGAGTGAGGAGGAGATTGCTAGTTGGTTTGGTGCGGCTATTGAAGGTAGTTTGATTGAGTTTGCCCGAGCCATTGAGGATGCGTTGAAGGAAAAGAACACCATCAACAAATCAGACCCAGACTCAATAGACCTACAGTCACGCTGTCGAGGTGACAAGCTATGACCGGGAAATACCGCACAGGGAACTTTATGATCGTCCTGTTTGACCGCTACGGTACGAAACTTGACACCGTACTGGTTACGGCAGGGGGATTGCTAAAAGCGCAAGAGA